GATTGTAGGCGGTTTAAAGAGCTATTCAGAGCGCGACTTCTTAGCGTGGCAACTCTTACAAAGGGGTTGGAGGTTATCCATGCTCGACCTGGCGCCGCCTTGCCTTAGAGGAATGATATGATCCACATCATGCGCAGCGCGGCCACACGTGCGGCACATTGGCTCGCCCCTAAGCACCATCTGCCTGAGCTTCCGCCACTGTGTTGAATTATAGAATTTACTCGAGTCAGCGAACGCTTGATTGGTTCTGTTCAGGTCCTTACGAGCTTGGGTCTTGTGGCTCTTACGATGAGCGTCGCAGTAGTTGCCAGTGTAGGCAGGGGCCGAGCAGCCGTACTCCTGGCAGTTCTTGGGGATGGGGCGAAGGGTTGGGTCTCTAGTCGGTGCCAATGCTTTGCTTTGCCCCCTTGTCCCATGGAGTTGAAATACTTTCTTGAAATTGTTTCTCAACGTCTAACTTTATTGTGCCGAACTCTAGCAGCGTGGTGAGTGCGGCGTCGGGCGCTATTGTTTCCTTACGTGTCGCGCTCAGTCCTTGAAGCCACTGCCTCCAGAGCTTCTCTTGCTCTGCGGTTAGGCAGAGGCATAAGGCGAGCCGATGTCCATCAAGAGAGCTACCGGTCATAAATGGTTTCATTTCCCACGATTCCACCTCCCGAGCATCTTTCCGCTTAGTTGGCTGCGCTGGCGGTGGAGCATCTGGCTTTGGTCCAATTGCTGGCTCGGAGATTCCTTCGCCGGGTTCTGTTTCGGCCTGAGATTTATCCTTGCGGAACACTCCTGTTGGTGAGTCAACGCCGGGGCCTTTTAGCAGTTCCTCGTCCGCCTGTTGTCTCGCGTTGTGTTTTTTCTGTGAGAGCACCACTCGTTCAAGAAGATTAGTCGCGCGAAGAACCTTTTTTTCCGCTTGATATTTTTCTCGATGCCGCTTCATGTCCTCAAGTAAGTGCAACAAATATTTCCAGTCCTCCTTGAGGAACTCACTTTTTTTGAAGCCGATATGCCCCGATTCGTGATTGATGTAAAGCTCTGGCTCGCGAGTTAACCATTCACCAGGAACAACACCCGCATCAACTGTGGTGAAGCACAACAGCGAGACTGCAACTTCGGCGTTTTTTCTTTTCTGTTCATGTGTCATATTTTCCTCATTGTCCTATGCAGTAAATTTTTGAAAAGCCGTGAGCGCGGCATTCTTCGTATCGCATCTTCGAGAATTCGAATGCGAGAGAACCGAGAACCACGCCAAGAATTACCAATAAAACTGTTATGATTTGCTCTTTCATATCTTTGGTTTTTTTATAATCATGAATCTTCTACCGGGCAAACCATTTACCGTATCTTCCAGCAGTTCTTCGTCGTCTCTCAATTGGATGATACAACCTCTGCCGCTGAGAGTATCGTCGGGTTTTTCTTTCGGCATCAACGGCGGTCCTGATGGTGGGCTGTTGTAAAATTTATCTTTCAAGACTTGAACCATAGCCTCGATTAACTCAGCCTCCCAAGCTCGGTCTGAGCTGGGCGTCGCACAAACTTTCTCGCGTATCGCGTTCGCTGTCATAATATTTTTCCCGTTTTTTCTCGCTCGCCCTATGTACTCTTCTTTTTTTTGTGAATCGGAGATTCCTTCGAGCACGTTGGCTCGTAGCTGGCAAATGTACTGCCACGACTCTGCTTCATTTTGTTCGGCTTCTCGCATCTCTGCTATCTCAACCAGGTGTGACCAGTCTGCTGGCTCGAAATCGTCCGCGCAAAAACATCCCACGACATTACTGTTTTTTGTTTTGTAGACTTTAAATTCCGTGACTTTAAATCCCCAACAAAACGGGTTTGGTGGTTTTCGATAAATCCCCACCTTGATATTCGGGCTGTTGAGGATTCCGAACACGAGGTGAAAATGCTCTTTCTTCTGCTCAGGTGTCATGCTGTTTTCCTTTTTTGTTAAAGCCCACCATTCAGCTCGGCGTGTTCAAGTCCAACCTCAAGCAATCCAGCGAACGCCTCGACGGTTGTGAACGTCTTGCCTTCTTTTGTTATTGCAAGCAGCCAGTCGGCCCATTGTGCGGCTAGTTCTTCTGTCAGCGTGATGTGCAGCACGTTGTCTGGTTCCGTCGGAGGGATATCCTCGGCTTCCTTGACTCGTTTATCGTAATCATTAAAATCGAAAGCGTTGAGTTTGATATATTCAGACAATTCACTTGTAGTGTACGGCAGGGTGCTTGCTAAGTCTTCAAGTGAAAAACCAACGGACATTTCAGCTACCAGTTTTGCCAACTTAATTTGGTCAGCAACAAATTTGGTTTCATTAGTTTCGATTGCTATGCGGTAAGCCTCTTGCTCCGAGATGCAGCCGAGGTCATACACGACCACATTCTTGCAGCCGATCATTCTTAGAGCTTCAAGCCGGTGGTTGCCGTTCACGACTTCCGTTGCTCCGGTTGCTAGAGTGCGAACCAAGAGGTTTTCAATCTGGCCGTTCTTGCGGATGTTGGCGACTAGCTTCACCGTAAGCTCTGGGTCATTCTCTTTGTAGTTCCAGTCAGCGAAAATCAGAGAATCAATCGGTACGATTTTGTAACGAGAGAAATCAACAATATTTAATTCTGTGTCTGTCATGGTTGGCCTTTTAATAAATTAATCTTTCCAAACTATCCCGCGATGGGCCCAGAGTTTAGTTATAAAATCTTCGATTGCTTGCGTCTGCTCCATCATGTGAATCACTCTTTTTTTGTATTGTTTGTCAGTGGCGCTTTTGTCCATGGTCGTGAAAGCCTTTAAGCTTTTTCGAGGGTCACCCTTCTCTTTTGTAAAAAGGTTTGTGATTGAACCTCGCCTAGAGCCTTCAAACGCACTGGTCGAGTCGGCTGAGTAACAGGGATACTCTTGCAGCATGTCCTTGCCAGAGATTCCGAACAGGTGCGTCTTTGTCTTTGTTCTTGTAGTGATTGAATAACATATATCTAGCCAGTTTCGAAGCACTGGCTTCTTTTTTGCGAGCGGCACTAGGCCGCCTAGGCAGATGTAGTCATACTTTTGACACATCTCAATAAGAATTTTCACGTCCTCTCCGCTGTGAAAGACGGGTAGCGGACTCAGCCCTGCTTCTTCCATGATGGTTTGATTATCCTTGGTCAGTCGGGCGCTTCTGATGTCGTCAAGGTTCGCATAGCAAACAAATAGGTCTTTGTAAGTGCGGATAAAAGCAATGTACTCGTCAATGTTGATTTTGACGCCCTGCGTGAAGGCTGAGAAGCCTCCGCTGTCCAGAAAATATTTACCTTGAAATCTTTTGTCGGCAACCATCCGGACAATGTTGGCATTCGTTTGTTTGATGGCATGGTAACTGACCAAAGGGCGCCGGATAAAATCTCCGTAGTACCGAAGGTCGCTGCCGATTGAATAGCTGAGGGCGTTATACAGTTTCATAATCCGTTACGTCAAACCCTGCGAGAGCTTCTTTTCTCTCTGTGCAGGAGCCGCAGAGTCCACAATGTTTTTCCCCGCCCTTATAACAAGTGTAGGTTTTAGCAAAATCCACTCCCGCATTTTTTCCTACCAACGCCACTTCACGTTTGGTCATGTCCGTGAACGGAGCAAAGAGAACGATCTGAGCATAGGTGCCGGAGTGCATGGCGTTCGACATATCGACAATGAACTGAGCGCGGCAGTCGGGATAAATTGCATGGTCTCCGGCGTGGTTTGCTATCGCAACGGCATCACAACCGACTGACTCGGCAAAACCAGTAGCGATAGCGAGCATGATTCCGTTTCTGAACGGGACCACCGTCCTTTTCATCGTTGGGTCTTGGTAGTGTCCTAGTGGGATTTCCCCGCCCGACTTTAACAGATCGGAAGTGAAACTGTTTGCAATAAATGGCAGGTCTATTCGAACGAAAGGAATCCTGAGCATGTTGGCGTGATACTGCGCCCACTCTCCTTCTTTTTCGTTGTGCTTGCTCCCGTAATTAAAATTTAACACGTGAGTGATGTCTTTCTTCTGATCATACAAGAGGCTGATTGAGTCCATTCCCCCCGATACTACTGCAATCATTTTCATTTTGTTTTTCCTTGAACGTGCGACAGAAACTCCTGCCTCACGGTTGGATTTGATTTGAAGGCACCACAGAGATATGAGGTGACCGTTTCTGCTCCCGCTGTTTTAATTCCTCTCATCTCCATACACATATGACGGGCGCGAATTACGACGCCAACTCCGAGCGCGCCTGTTTTTGATTCGAGAAATAGGGCAGCTTGCTTGGTGATGCGTTCTTGGTTTTGTGGGCGGCGAGCATAGAAATCAATTATGCGCGCCAGCTTTGATAGCCCGACGATTCTGTCGCTTGGAATGTATGCAACCGTCGCCGTTCCAAAAAACGGGAGCAAGTGATGCTCGCACATTGAGTAGAAGGGGATATTTGTTTGGACCACCATCTGATCCATCTGCTCGCCGTCAAAGGTTGTGCAGTTGAATTCTGGTTCGTCGCCGGTTGTCAGCCACTCAGTTAAAAACTTTTCAACTCGCTTCGGAGTTTGTTTTAACCCCTCTCGTTGAGTGTCTAAGTTGTATCCCTTTAGGATATTCACAATTGAATCTTCGATTATTCCCGTCATACGCCTACCGCCTTGTCCCAAATTTCAAGTTGAAGTCTGCTAGAGAAATTCACGCCGTGATACTTGCAAAGCTCCGCGACCTCAAGACTCTTTTCTACTAGCTGCTCTCGCGTCGAGCAAGCTGGCATGAACCACACTTGATGACGTTCAATCCTGAACATATTAAGAAAATCAGACTCTACTTCCTCGGCGTCTTTTTTGTCTGAGATTACGAACTTGAAAATGATCCGGGGCGTATGCATGGCCGATTGGTCCACGATTGATTGGAAAACGGCAGACCGAATCCTTTTCTCTTTTCTCACTCCGCTGTTGGCTAGTTTTGGGGAACAGTTTATTTGGTTCACCGACAGCAGAAGTGCTGGCGTGAATCCGACGGTTCCATTCGTTTCGATTTCGACGTAGGGATAAGAGCCGATGCGAAGGCCAAGCTCATACAAGAATTTTGTGAGCGCCTCTTGCTGCAAAAGAGGCTCTCCGCCAGTCACAATTAAATGTGCTCCGTTTATTAGCTCCCTTAAGAAGCCTTTTTTGTCCATCGTTTCTAAAAGAACTTCGTGTGTCATCTCAGCTCCACGCATCCAGACTTCTATCGTGTCACATCTCCATGTCGCGCCGTTGTGCAGCCCCTTGTCGAACGCGGTGCCGTCGCCGCCACACATCAGGTTGCAAGTAGCGAGGCGAAGAAATACGGCTCGACGTCCCATTGACGGTCCTTCGCCTTGGATGCTGTAGAACATTTCAGAAACTTTTAAGTGTCTCATAGCTTAACCGTTGCACAGCAGTTTTCAGTTTCTTCTAGCCTAATTTCCTTGCAGACCACCCCATGCATACGGAACAAAATCGGGCAGATTTTTTTCAACAAATATTCCGCCATGTTTTCCGCCGTAGGATTGAAGGGAGCGACGAAATGTTTGTGTTTCGCCTCCCCCTTCGCTTGAAGGAGCGTGAATACTGTCTCTAGGTCGGCATCAAGTTCAGAATAAATAAATCCATGGTCCCAATTGTCATCGAGCCACGTTCCAAGAATTTCCTTTACTCTGGAAAAATCAATCACCCTCCCTAAGTCGTCCAGCGGTTGCTCGCCCTGGTCGGCTTCAAAAGTCGCGTGAAGAATATAATTATGCCCATGCATGTTGGCGCACTTTCCTTCGTGCCCCAAAACTCTATGCCCGGCGCAGAACTGGAATCTCCGAGTAATGCTAAAAGACATCTGTTGTCTCCAACTTTGGCGCTCGGCTCACTGACGCGGGCCATTTAGATTTGCCGGTTTTCTTTTTGGGTTTAGCTTCATCAACGACTGCTTGAGTGGCCTCAGTTAACGCAACCAGCGCCGGGTTTGCTTTCGCTATGTCGGCAGTGATTTGCTCCGCTGTTTTTGGAATGCCGAGCAGCTTGCCACCAACCGGGTATCCGTTGTCATCGGTTTTGATTTCGAACTCCGAACTGGAAACGGAAAGCGGCGTTGGTACGGGATTGTCCAGCACTGCTTCAACAATTCGAGTGACGCGACGGCAATTTAAACCAAGCGTCAATATTTCTTTAATCCGCGTTGAGGGAAACTCACCGAACACGACCGGGATTTTCACCGCACGATTCCCAACGGGTGTGAGCGTGAGAACTAATTCGGCTTTGAACTTTCGCTCGTAGGGTTCTTCACTGATTCGCTCAAGCTCTTGTTCAAACCCAGGTAGAACTTCTTGCTCAGTATCGCTCGGCTCTGATTCTTCTCGCGGTGGAGAATCAATTGAGCTTCGGCTTTTGTAGGTTCCATCGTCATGCTCGCTGTTCTTATTTTTTCGTGCCATTTTTTCTCCTAATGAATTTACGATTGCGGAAATTGAAACTAGCTTTTTTCTTCTGCCCGATCAAGACTAAATTTAAATCTGGGTAGAACGCCTGAATCATTTTGAGCTTAAGCCGAAAGACGGGGGTCTGTGCCCCTTTGACATCCTCGACAATTATCGGGTCAAGCCCTTTGCTAGTTTTAGTGATTGGCAGATTAAGTCGAATCTGAAACCTAAAATCCGCGACGTAGTTGAAGATTGGTTCCCCGTCCGGCCCGTTGATTGGAAACTTTGGTTGCAGCGTTAGGTCATAAATTATAAATCGGTCTTGAAGGAATTTCAGCTTCGAGTATCGCAGCCCTTCCGCGTAGCTTGGAAACTTTATCCCCCCGACTTCGATTTGCATAGCGCCGTACTTGTGCCCCTTGTGACACCGACAGCGAGCGCCGGAATTAAATTCCATGACCGCCTTGCACTTGCGGCAGGAAAAATACGGAATCGCCAGCGGGCAGTTTACTAAATCACCAACTCCTTCGTGCTTCATTTAGTGAACCCCGCTTTCTGCATGGCCTCGCGGCCTTCTTCAAGTCTCCGCCTCCGGTCCTCGTCTGTTAGTGCTTCAACCCTTGGCGGAGGGCGCGAAGCGGCGAGTTGAGGTGCGACCGGTGACGGAGATTGTTTGCTGTTTTGGCTTGGGGCAAAAATGCCTGAGTAGTTATTTCGAATCGAGTGATGAACGGCTTCAATGAACTGTGCTGAGCCTGCTGCTGACCAGTGCTTTAAAAGTAGGTCGATAGATTTTTCTGTTTTGTATTTTTGGTTCTTAGCTTTCTTGTGAGCTAACCAAATATTTAAGGCTTCACGAGAGTGTGGATCATTTAGGCTTTTTGGGAAAGTAATTTTTTCTAGGTCCGGATCTTTTCTGTCTGGTTTTTTTGAAACAGGAAGCGCGACGTCAGTCGTGCTATTATTAAGATCTAATCTATTCTTATCTAGCGTTTTGGCTTTGATTTGCTTTGATTTGCTAAGCAAGTGCTTCGAAGCCCCTGAAATTGTTCCACCTTTTCGACCGGCCTCTGCCCTCAGTTTTGATGTCTCATCACGCCGCATTCGGTCCTTCATAGCACGATTGCTTGACCAGCAATTTTGCTTCGATTTGCTTAGTTTTGCTTTGACCAGGGTTTCCATAAAGGCCGGAAGTCGGTCGGCCGCGATACCCATTTGGGCGGCGGTCGACTCGAGAAAAATCTCATCCACCTCAAGCTCCCCAGTCGACGATTGGTAACAAAGTTCAACGAGCCACAGGAACACGCCGTATGCCTCGGCTTTGTTTTCAAATTTGCTAAGATAGTAGCTGGTCTCAATGTCTGAGCGCGAAAAGATGTTCCACTTGCACCAAAATTCCGGCTTCATTACTGATTATTCCTGTCGATTTTTTTTGCTGCGCCGATGTAATTTTTTTGCTGTTCGCTTGCGAGCCACCGCATAACTTCGACCACGTTGTATCTGATCCGGTTGCCGACTCTCAGGTGGGGCATTCCACGAACGCGCAAATTTCGAATCGTCATCGTCGTAACGCGCAACCTCTCTGCTAGTTCTTTCGAACAAATAAAGTCATCCATCATCAAAACTCCAAATTTTGGGTTGAAGTTTCGAACTATAAACTAAAGTAAAAGATTTTAAAAGTGGCTATTTTTTCGAATGCTTTTGATGACCCGAACTGCTTGAGCCTTAATAGCGGGGGGAACGGTAACGCCGGGGCGGCAATAGTAGCCGAAAAGTTCCCTGCTCACCCCTAGTTGTGCGGCAAACCAGCTTTTCTTAATACCGTTTTGCGTAATAAAACGCGCTAAGTAGCTAAAATTCATAGGCTTTCTTATATCACAAAAATATTTTCGGTCAAGCTCCGATTTAGTGTAGCTATTTTACTTTAGTCAATTTATAAATGCTTTAGTTAAATTTGCTTAGGAGGCAAAATGAAACGAACCAAGAAAAACTACAAATATACAGTTGAGAAAAAAGACGGAATCTTCCGAGTTGTGGAGATTGACGGGAGAGATTTTTCGTACAGGTTTTGCAGCAAGGAGCGTCTGCGAAAGTTTTTGGTTTCGGTAGCTGCGCAGGGGGCCGAGGTTGAGTTCGCGGATTATAAGGAGTCGCAAAAAGCTCTGCAAAAAGCGAACGGGGGAATAATAATCGAAATCCGCGGCTGCGAGTGTAACACGTTGATCGAAACGATTGGACCTTACGACTCAATCGATGAAGCCGACGACGCGATTGCAAATTATTTCAGCGAGCCGGGGCTGGATGATCTGGAAGCGAACGTGAAAGTTTCCGGGCTTGGGCTGCTGAACTTTTTTACTGCTTAACTAACTTTGAAAACTGTGGGGAATTATGGGATTTTTTAGTTGGAGAACTTCGGACACGCGAGAGAGTATTCCGGCAGACGGATCTGGTCGGCCTACCTTTCAAGTTCACATGATAACGAAAGACGGGCGAACTTTTACCGAGCCGAAGTATGAGGGCTACGGGGTGTTCGGTGGCAAAGATATTTTTGAACTGATTGCCGAGTTGAACGGGAAGCAGGGGCGCGAAGCGGGTATTGGCTTAGTTTACGAGGAAAACCCATCAGGCGATTTTGAAGCAGCCGCGCGGCGGGGCGTTGCTCTGCCAAAACTTGTGCGTGACATAGAACGAAAGTGGGAGAATGTTCCCTACCCTGAGGACTGCGAATATCAAGGGTGGTTTTATCCTGGCGACGATGAGGACGACAAAGCAGCGAGCGGTTACTAGATATTTAAACTGAAAAACGCTTAGGAGGCGTAGGTAAATGAAACAGGGAAAATCGTTGATTGAGCTGGCTACGGAGTTAAACCGGCAGAAGGAAGCCAAGCGCGACTTTCTGGCAACTGGTACAGCGTTGAGAATTGAAACCGACAACCAAAGCAAAAGGAGTCGGTTATTCCTCGGCGGAGAAACGCTGATGGTGAACGCCACGGCGCACGACCAGATGGCTAGTCGGCTGGAAATTCCTGTCAAGTATTACGACAAAATGCGGGAAACTAGCCCCGAGTTGCTTGACCACAACGTCAATCATTGGTTTAGCCGACAGCAGGAGAAATATCTCGTGCGGTCACTGGACGGAAACATGCGGGCGCTTCTCTCGAATAAATACCGACCGTTGGATAACGCAGAACTGGCCGAGGTTGCGCTGCCGCAATTGATTGCAGCGGGTGCCGAGGTGGAGAGTTGCGAGGTGACGGAGAAAAGATTGTACATCAAAGCTGTCACGCCGCGCATTAACTTTGAAGTCAAGAAAAACGACGTGGTGCAAGCCGGAATCGTTATCTCGAATTCGGAAATCGGCATGGGGAGTTTGAGCATCGAGCCTCTACTGTACCGGTTGGTCTGTCTTAATGGGCTAATCATCAATGATGCGAAGATTCGCAAGACGCACGTGGGCCGAGGGAACGCGGAGTTCGCCGGTGTGACGCAATTCTTTCGAGATGAAACTCGCGAGATGGACGACCGGGCTTTCTGGATGAAAGTTCGCGACACCTTGCAGGCTGTATTCTCTACGATTGGTTTTGCTGAGTTCGCAGAGCAGTTCAAGCGGGCGCAGGACGACGTGATTGAAGCCGATGTGGTGAAGGTGGTTGAGGTTACTCAAAAGCGTTTCGGGTTAACCGAGGGCGAGAAAAGCGGAGTCCTGCACCATCTGATACAGGGCGGAGATATGAACCGCTTCGGGCTTATCAATGCGGTGACTCGAACCGCACAGGACGTTCCAGACTACGACCGCTCGACAGAACTTGAGCGACTAGGGGGAACAATCCTTGAGCTACCGCGCCGGGATTGGGAGACAATCGCAATCAGGCCGTCAGACAAATATAATTCGTCAACCACTTTTGCCCCACAGCAAGCAGTGAACTGATGAACAAAAAGGCGAGTCCCGGCGCTGGCAGTATCACCGGGACATTAACTTTATTTTGATGGAGTAGGATTATGGGCGCTAAAAATCTACGAGAAGCATTTGACGAGTTTGCAAACTGGCGGAGGAATTTAAACGTGCATAACAGAAGTGGGAGCAAGTGTTTTTCTGAAATGCTTTTCGACTTAATCAATAAAGCTGACCCCGGCAATTTGTCTGCTCTACGCAGGGCGTTTGGAATGGAAGTTGCAGTGTTTGAGGAATGGCGAAACGCTCCAACCGAAATCGAGTTCTACAAAAAATTCAATTTTCAAGAGAGGTGATATGAAGCGAATTATTTTTGGATTGTTTTTGCTGTCAGCCCAAGCGGCTGCGGCAGATTGCTACTATGGGGATTTGATTTGCGCCGAAACGGCCGCTTGCCGAGATGCTCACGGAGACTTTGATCCGTCTTGCGTCCAGCTTGCTGGTTGTTACCTGGCGCAAGAGCAAATTCAAGCCAGCTACGCCGATGCGATTTCTCAAGTCTACGCGGCGGAGCAAGAGCATCGGAGATTGGTGTCGCTCGTGAAGCGGCTGAAAACTAGAGTGAAATATTTGAACAATAAAGGAGCTTAGAACAATGATACACGGAAAGATTTTGATTGAGAAGGTTAGCACCAACCGAGAAAAATGGTTGGAGCTAAAAAAGAACACTGTCGGCGCGAGTGAAATCAATACGATTTGCGGGCTGAATAAATTTAAAACTCGGTTGCAATTGTGGGCCGAGAAAACTGGCAGAGCAGAGCCGGAGCCGGAGAATGAATACATGCGGCTCGGAACTTACATGGAGCCGTTCATTGTACAGATGTTTGAGAGGGCGCAAAACGCGGCAGTCATCCGGCCCGATTGCATGTACCGGCACCCCGAACTTGAATGGGCTACTTGCACACCGGACGGATTGGTGATTGCAAAAGAGGGACAGCGAACCGACGAACCGTTCGCGCCTCAACTGCTAGAGTGCAAGAACGTGAACTATCGGTCGGCCCCTGCTTGGGAGGACGGAATCCCGAACTACGCTCACATGCAAACAATTTGGGGCATGGGAGTGCTTGGGCTTCAAGCTGGATTCGTTGCCGCTTTGGTTGGAGCCGATGCGAATCAGTTTCATGCGAAGCCAGTGCAATATGCTGCTGAACTTTTTGAGCAGATGGTGGAACTCGGCGCTCAGTTCATGCACATGGTTAAGACTGACACGCCGCCGGAAGCGAGCGCAGAGGACATGAGCCTGCTTAAGTCGTTGCAGAAGAAAAACGCGGGCGAAATTCTCGTGCTCGATTCAGTTGAGGATTTAAAGTTGTTCATTGATTACGACCTGCGAAAAAAGCGGTATGCGAAGTCAAAGAAAGAGATGGAGACTGACGAGAAGGACATGAAGAACGTTGAAGCCAAAATCCGGCAGCGCATGGGAAGCGCAAGTGAAGTTAAGTGCGGGCAGTTTGTATACCGCACGACGCTTGTCGATAAGAAGCCCTACATGGTCAATCCAAAACCGTACTATCTCGGCAACCTTTCTGAGCAGGAGGCTTGATGGACCCGCTGATAATTTTTTTCATAGAAAGGAAAGCAACTCCGCGCTCGCTCGACGTCGGTTGGCATGTTGGGTATGTGACCAAGCTAATTCGAGCCTCGCGCTTCGGCCCGTTCCCGACAGAGGAACAGGCGCAGAGAGTTTGCGACAGAGAAAATGAAAAGAGGGACGGGGAGCCATGCGAACAGGGTTAAAGATTGGTTACGCGATTGGGTTTATTATCGCAACCGCGTTCTGGGTTGGAATAATGTTAGCAAGTTTATTTTTGGAGGGGGTTTAGATGGAAGATTTTTTGGTGTTTAAAAATCCTGGCGTTCTTGATTTGAATATGATCCGTATCATGGGCGTGAGTGTGAAGGAAACCGACAACCCGATTGGACACTTCGGTACGGGGCTCAAATACGCAATCGCAACGATACTGAGAGCGGGCGGAGATATTTCAATCCTGACAGGAGGGGAGAAATATAATTTTGACGTGAGGCTAATCACGCTAAGAGGCAAAGAGTTTGACCAAGTGACGCTCAATGGGGAGCCCCTGGGCTTCACTACGGAGCTTGGCAAGCAGTGGAAACCGTGGATGGCGATTCGAGAAATTTATTCGAACATGCTTGACGAGGGTGGAACGGCAGCAATCCGAAGCGGAAAACCTAGGGTGTATTCGCGCAGAGATGACGAGACAGCGGTAATAATTTCAGGCAAAGTTTTTGTTGAAGTGTGGCACAACCGGGGCGAGTATTTTATCGACAAAAAAGAAGCTGTTCCAATTCACGCGACTGATTTCGCGGAGTCGTACAGCAACCCAACTGAGTCGAGGGCTATTTTTTATAAAGGGATTCGCGTCGGGGAGACAATAAACCCTCCGAAGTTTAAGCACAACATTCTGACGCCTCTTTGGCTCACAGAGGACCGAACTATTTTATATGACAGCCAATACCGTAGCGCCCTTGAGTCTCATATCCTGGCATCAACCAACCCCGAGTTTATTGCTGAGATGCTCACGCCGAAATTTGACCAGGACGAATTTAGATTGTCCTACGATGATCTGCACATGACAGACACGCCAACTACTGCCTTCAAGCAGACGATCGAATGGTTGGCGGAGCAGAAGCCTAGCAACTTAAACCTGCGAGCGGTTCGTTGGGCGGAAAACAAGTATGGAGCTATGGGTGGGCTGAAAGAGCATGAAATGACAAAGGTTCAGTTGCAGCAATTGAGCAGAGCAATCTCGTGCATGGAGTTGCTTGGATACAAAAACGAGCTGGCCCAATATCCGATTATAGTTGTTGAGCGCCTCGGGGCTAGGGTTCTGGGTCAGGCGAAAGAGGGGAAGATTTTTATTAGCAAGGACTGTTTTGACCGGGGGAGCAAGTACGTTCTCTCTACGCTGCTTGAGGAATTCGTTCATTGTCACTTCGAGCTTCGAGACGAGTCGCGCGACATGCAGACTTGGTTGTTTGACAAAGTGGTGACGCTGGCCGAGGAATATATTTTGAAAGAGGCTGTATGAATAAGAGAGGCATGAAGGTCCACGATTTGAAATGTTGGCCGGAAAGTTTTCAGCCCGCTTGGGAGGGCATGAAGCGAGCTGAGTTTAGGCGTAACGACCGAGACTATCGAGTCAACGACGTTCTGATTCTGCGCGAGTTCGACTTCGGGAGCGAAGAATATTCAGGCAGGCTAATTTTTGCCACAGCGACGCACGTACTCTACGGACCAGAGTTCGAGATACCCGACGGGCTTTGCATGATTAGCTTTCATGAAACTTACCGGCAAACAAACGGCAGTGAATTATGAGAACTTTCTTGCTCTGCCTTTGCTTGTGCGGCTGCGCCCAACCCAAAATCTACGTGGTGCGGATGCAGGTCGGCGATGTTCTGACGAATGAATTTTTTGAAATAAAAGGGGAAAATGGAAGCGAAAAATAACGATCACTTAATAGACTCAGCTAGGTATATGTTTAGCGGCACGGCGCATTCGCGAATTGCCGCGCTAGAGCGAGTTTGTGACTACTTAACAAACGAGGTCGATAGCTACAGAGATCGAACATTTTTGACGATACTTTTAGCGGCAACGGCATTCGTGATTGCGATTCTGGCATTCGTTCGCTCTGCCCACGCAGAGCGCCCCGCAATCAACATTTCGGATCGGACCTACAGCCATCCGGCATCGGTCAAAATTGTTAGCGAGGCTGACGGCTGGCAGAAATGCGGGTTGGATAAAAACTGCCTAGGCGAACTAGCGGCCAATATTGGGAAAGACACAAGGACGCTGGTATTTTTCGAGTCTCCCAGAAGTTTTTATGTAGATAGCTGCATCGGTAACGAACTTTGTTACGCGGGGGGTCCAGCCGAATACATTAATCGGGCTGTCAACGCTACCTACGGCTGGAACGAAAGCGAAGGTGACGTATCACGGGAGTCTGTAGAGGATGACTTTAATTTTTCTATAAACTACCAGTGCCAGTACCTCAGACGCAAAGCCCATCGGCGCATCGGTCGAGTTGCAAATCCAAGCGAGTGCTACAAGCGACTGGCTAGTCAGAGTCGGCGGGAGTGTATTCGGGATTTGTTTTCGCCTCGGTATTCGTGCGGGTATCACAAGGGCGAGACTAAAAATCAGTGGTCAGCGTTTGTTGTAGAACGGGATTAACAACGCCGAAAGGCATTTAGGAGTAGATGAAGATGGAAGAAACTGGAACGAATGTAGTTGGAAAAACTTACGCATACCACAAGCCAACCGATGCTGGTCTTGAGAAAATCAAGACACTTCGCAGGGCTTTTACGGAACTGGATACGCTAATCCAGACGACCGCACCTGGTTCGCGTGAGAAGGCCGTAGCATTGACCAACCTGGAAACCACAGCCATGTGGGCTATCAAAGCAATTGTCTGCAACGACCCAGGCAGTACGGTTGAGGCGAATTAATTTCTAGCCCCTCGCTGTAGTCGGTCGTTGATAGCTGGCAGTAATGTAAACGAGCAGTCTGGCCAACTGGCGAGGGGCTTTTTAGGGGGATGTATGGTTGAAGATGGTCGAGAGTCAGAACCAGATTACGATTATGCACGATGCGATAACTGCAAAGAGGAATTTTGCATGCATGAAGGCGACTACAAATGCTGTAAGTGCAGAGGGACTTTTTGTAATTCATGCACCTATGAATCTAAGGACAGATATCTTTGTGGGAAGTGTTTCGATAAAGATTAGGGCTTACTTTTTAGGGGGAACGATTATGTACACACCAGTTTTACAGGATGAGATTCTCTGTTCGTGTTGTGCTAGTAAGCGCACCAAGAAAACTATTCTAGTTTGCGAGCACTGCGAAAAGAAGCGCGAGCATAAGTTAGTAGTCGAACGCCGCCTCCGAGTAATCGAGACGGCGCGGCTGTTGTTCGTTGCGCCTGAGCATCCAGATAGTACGTCAACTTGGGACAATCTAGCAGAAAACAAGAAGGCGTTTAACTTCATGCTGAAACTTGCCGAGCAGTTCGAATCCGCAGCCGAAAAGTATTTGGAAACTGGGGAGGTGTAGGATGATGTGCTTCGAATATGATGGTTACAACGATTTCCAGCAAGTGCGGTGGCCAAAAGCCCGCAGAGAACATCAATGCGAAGAATGTTGTATGAAGATTTTGAAGGGCGAAAAGTATTGCCGATTCTCAGGGAAATACGACGGCGACTTTTTTGATTTTAAAATCTGTGCAAGATGTGAAGCGCTCAGGGAATTCATATCCAAGCAGGAGGAAGCGGCGGGCTGTCATCCTCACGAGTCAACTTGTCCCGTCGGGCAGTTAATGTACGAAGCTCGCGAGCGGGGTTTGTTCCCTAGGGTTGGTTAGAAACCGAGAATCGGAATTCTCGCAGAGTAAAGGTAAAGGGTTGAGATTATGAGAAAACTACTACATGCAATTAACTTGGCGATCGAAGCGCACCAGGGGCAAAAGCGGAAGTATACTAACGATCCTTATATCGTTCACCCTATGGGCGTTGCACAACTTTACTTTGCAATTACCGAGCAACAAAACGAGATCTCCCTAGGTGCTTGCTGGCTGCACGACGTGCTTGAGGATACGAAGCTTTCTCCGTTTCTTATTAAGGCTCTATGCGGGGAGGGGGTGTTAAAGCTCGTTGAGGAACTTACGCAAGTATCTAAACCGGAGGATGGCAATAGGGCCACACGTAAAGCAATGGACAGAGGGAAACTTTGGGGTGTGAGTCGGGAGGCTCAAATAATAAAGTGCTGCGACATTATCGAGAATTGTAGCTCTATCGCTTTGCACGACAAGGACTTTGCTGTGATTTATTTTACAGAATGCTTAGAAATTTTATCCGGCTTCCCGCAGGACTTACCAGGGAGAGCTGATGCTGAAAAAACTATTCAAGCTTGGCAACCCAAGGAGCCCTAGTAAACGAGAAATTAGGTTCTCGTGTTCTAGAGATAAGGATATGAATTCATGGCAACCAAAAAGAACGTCGATCTGCTCAGACATATGCTCGGGGTTGACCCTCGCACCAATCAGAAACATTGGGGCTACAGAAACTATTTTGCAGCCGGAGAGGATTCGGTGCCCGAGTGCAACGCGCTCGTTTCCGAGGGGCTTGCAGTCTGCGACTTCGAACGCTACGGGCTCGTATACTTTTCGGCTACAAAAGCAGGAATGGAGGTAGCGGGATTGTCGCCAAGGAAAATCAACGTACTAATGGCAGAGCAAGAACAGAAAACTGGCAAAGCCAGGGAATAATATGCAAACGCAAAGTAGGATTTTTAAAGGAGAGTTATGAGTGCAAACGATAAGTTTCATAGAATATTCGGTGGCCGGGCGCTCGGACGCACTACTGCGATGATGGAGGGCGTTAAGAATCAGCCCAATGCGGTTGTGTGGTGCGCCACCGAGCAACACGCATCAGAGCTACGCCGTAAATATCCCGGCGTGACGATTAAGTCTGGCAAGGATTTTAACAGCCTTTTGGGTACTCATAAGTTTGTAGTCCCTGACCATTTTTATCTTGAGATGCTGTGGGCAGAAAGGGAACGGGAAGTTGCTGAGCTTATTGAGAAACTAAAGCAAACCACGGAGGCGAAGTCGTGAGCTACAAGCTAATCTCTGAGCAGACTTTAACGGCCAGGAAAAACCATAAGTGTATTTGGTGCGGCGAGAGTATAGAGCCGAAAAGTAATTACGTTCGTGAGCGCTCTAAATATCTCAGAGAGATGCAGAACCACGCATGGCATCAAGAGTGTCGGGAAGCGAGCATAGATCACTTTACAAAGAATGGTGACGATGAGGATTTTGAAGCTTATTCGTTTATTAGAGGGGAGTCATGAAAAAACCAATGAAAAAGACTAAGAAAAAACCAGAGCAGGAATACGCTTTCGGCTTGTTCGACATGAAGAAAACCAAGAAAGCCAAGCCGGGGGTATTTCAGTTCGACCCTGAGATTGAGCTGAGTCCATACGAAAGCTCGGTGATCTACCTAGCTCGGGCGCTGTACGTGAATGATCATTGTATCGTCCCGATGGATGGATGCATTCGGGCAGCGGAAGATGCCGCGAAGGCAACGCAAGTTTGGTTAAGGGGGAGAAGGGTGAAATGACAACCAAAAGTAAGTGCTGTGGGGCTGAGATAAGCGCAATGGGTAGCATGGCCCCGTTTGGATCTTCCACGATACATTATTTTTGCGGGGCATGCGGCAAGTGTTGCGAGCTGGTAGCGGCACCCGACCCCAAGCCGAAAATGACCGAGAAATTGACGGATGAGCAGTGGGCAACACAATTCGCAGACAACGAGGCACGAAAAATTCTCGGCCCAAAGAAGGAGGACCCGGATGACGTGTTTTCCGGTCTTCGAGATACGATCCAATTTCAATCAATAGCCCATTTAATTGATTCAGGTGCGAAAGCTGGCCTCGCCGAAGGCCGCAAGCGCAACGCGGAGGAATGCAAGGAGCGCGAGAAAGCGATAGCGGAAGAAGCTTGGATGGCGGCAGATTCCACGTGGACAGATGAGGATTTAGATCACCCAGACGCCGATGAGCTTAATTTTGAGGCTTGGTGGAAGCAACGGGAGGGCGGGAAGTAATGGAAGAGTGGAGGTTCCGCGCAATTTGCCGGGCGTTCCGGCTCCAAGATAACAGCAGTACTGTGCTTGATGATTCTTTTTGGTCTGGAAGATTCGGAGAGCTTTATTTCACGTACAATAAAGAATTTCTAATGCAGTATCCGCAGGAAGCGCTCAAGAATATTTGTGAAGAGCTTCAGCGCAAGCTCGATGAAATTCTCTCGGCCAAGACAGAGCAAGATTTATTCGGTGAGGTGTATGATGACCAAACTAAAAATTGAAACAGACGAGATGGGCCGCAAGGTTCTGAGGTTCGACGGGGTGCTGGATAGTATCGGCGGGGAAGTCACTGAGAGTGTCACGCTGATTCGCCTTCCGGTGACGCGGGAGATGATTCGAGCAGCCTATGTTGACATTAAAGCCAAACGCCCACCTTGGGCCGTTCCCACAGAACTGAAATGTTTTTTGTGTGGTGCTTGGGTAGAGGCAAAGGACGCGGCGAAACATTATGAGGATAATCATGCGGAGAAATCTTTAACAACAAAGGAAAATGACAATGGCAAATAGTAATGCGGATCTAGGTAGGCAGTTAGCAGCGCAAGGGGCAAAGAGTGGGCCGCTTGCACTTCAAGGGAGCTTGGACAAGTGGCGGGAGATTCACGGGGAAAAACTCGTGGCGCTCGCGGGAGACAGAGAGAAGGCGGATAGAGTTTTTGTGGTGTGCATGAATACTATTTCGCGCAACCCTGCTCTGCTCGAATGTACATTTGAGTCGATAGCGAGTTGCATCCTCCAATCGTTTCAACTTAATTTATTTCCTGGCCCGTTTCAAGAGTGCGCCTACGTTCCGTTGAACAATTCGAGAACCGGAAAGAAGGAATGTAACTTCTGGCCGCAATACCAGGGCATCGTTAAGCTGATGCGAAACGCCGGAAACAAAGCAATCGTGGCGCGAGTCGTTTTCGAGAATGACTTCTTTCAATACCGCGAAGGAACCGACGGCCCGATCTATGCTCCTGCTGTTGTGCTTGGTAAGAAAAGAGGCAAGCCGCTGTTTACCTATGCCGCAATTCTTACGAGCGAAGATATGTGGCAAGTTGAAGTGATGGACAACGATCAAATCGCTGTCATCAAAAGCCGAAGCCGGGGCGCAACGAAGGCGGATAGTCCTTGGAACAGTAAGTACGAGGACGACCAATATGCCATGTGGGCCAAGACGGCGCTCAAGCGAGCGAGCAAGTGGTGTACCAAATCCGCAGAACTGATTGCCGCAATTGAGGCAGACAATGAAGTGGATGGCGACCCGGCGCTGATGAGGGCAAAAATAATTGACTTGCACAAGGGGCAATCAGCAATCGAGGGCGGGGAAAACTCTCCGGCCCTGGGCGCTCCGAGTCAAGGTGAAACGGTTGATTTGCAAACAGGCGAGGTGGTTGAAACAAATATTGGGGGAAAGGCATCATAGTTCATGCAACCCCTAACCTGCTCTTTCGGTGTGTTCCTACCTCCTAAGCTGTAACGCACCGAGACACTCTGGCCCCGTAGTGAAAAGACGGGGCACTTTTTTGGGCTTGCGTCGATGACTTCGAACTTCGAAAAACAAAAAGCAATCGGGATTGCCGGGGAAGATAAGCTCGACGAGTTTTATTCTCGTTCGTTCTTAATTAACAAAATAAGCGCCCTTGAATTCCAGCGGCTTGGAATCGATAGGATCTTCCGACTTAACGAACCGGGGAGCTTCTATTTCTCTGTGGAGTACAAGACAGACCACGCGGCAGCAAACACCGGGAACGCCTTCGTTGAGCTAAACATCATTCGAGAGACAGACAAAGAGCCAGGGTGGGCCAGAAAGCTCATGGCGCATTTTCTTTTCTACTACGTGCCAGGGCTTCGAGTCTGCTATTGTATCTCTGTGGTGGACTTCAAGTTCATGTTGCCGAATTGGCGCGAGCAGTACGGAACCAAGCTGTCCGTAGTGACGCAGAGGGAAACTGGCGGGCATTACCAAGCGAAGGGTTTGATTGTCCCGCTGAAAGAATTTAGTTCAATTTGTTGGAGACGAGATACGATATGAAAAAAGCACTTGAGCGAATGACCGGGCGGGTACTTGTGATGGTTGCAGAATGTTTGTTGCGGCAAGCTGACAAACTCTTTTCACGCGAGGGAAAGAAGTACATCGGAATCTATTGTCCGAGTCGAGATAAGATGGCGGAGCTTTTTAACACGCCTGAATCTCTTAGGTCGTTGCTCGATAGTCTCGGGCTGAAACACATTCCAATTTTTGAAGATGGGAATCTCGGCAACTTGAGGCCGCACCAAAATCAGTCGATTCACTAGCGCGTTGAATCCTGCTCCCAGTAGTTAGTTCCAAACCAGTGAGCAAGATAGTAGAAAGGTTGCGCGAGCCACCACCATGAAGGCGACTTGCGAATCAGGTCGCGGAGTTTTCTGTCTGCTTCGTCCCGCGAGTGATAGACCTGGAACGTTCGCGAGTTGTACATATAATCATGAATCTTGCACATCGAGGTAAGAGGGTGCGAAACCGGCAAAGACAAATAGCCAACTCCGCATCTTGTGATGGGGTCGGCCGATGCGTCACTCTCGATTGCAAACTCGGTTCCTCGTTCGTCGAAGAACCTATCAGGAAACTTTTCAGTGAGCGTGATTACTTCACCGTGAAAGACGATGAACTTTTCTCTCACTAGAGAACGCCAACGATTTTTTTCTGGGCTTTAATTCTGCGCCAGATTGCTAGTAAGCCCGTTACCCCGCCGACGATTGCTGCCACTTCTGGCTTAATCATTTGGAGGTACAGCCCGATGCTACCGGCAAGACCGAGCAAGTTTGCTTGGATAGTGCCAGAACTCAAAAAGCCTTTTGACATTGTGAACGACATAAGTTTTTCCCGGTTAAAAGGTTCGGGGGTAGAATAAACCAATCTTGGGCGTCTAGCGATAGGTTCCTTGTCGCCGGATGGCGTTGAAGCGAAGGCAGTTGCCGTTGTTGAGCTTTAAGAATCCCCACTCGCTCTTGAGCGCCTTCATTAATTGAACCGGGTTTTGCCCCGAACAGTTCCCCATATACCACCGGTGGGTGCCTGGAAGCTCGCCATAGGTGCCGTAGTATTTAAAGCACCCCGCTACTTGCCCGGCTGAACTGAGAACGTCCCTGCGCTCGCCTGATGAGCCAGGCTGCTTGATTATGAGCAGGGGTTTGTTACCCCTTGAGTCGGTCGGCTGGCCGTTGCAGTAAGCCTCAGCGTTCGTTTTAACTATCTCCGCGCCTGGGGCTATGACGCGAACTGATTTGCATTGTGGTGGATTTGGCGGGAACGGGGCTTCTGGCTGCAGAACGTAGTACGCTTGCTCGAATTGCGCCGGGGTCGGCAAGTTGGTCCGAAGGTTAACCGGGGTAAAATGTTCCTCGCCAGTGCAGCGCAAGTTCAATTCGTTCCACCATCCGAAGGTCGAGAAGCTGCCGGAGGCCCGATGCTGGAACCCGTTGCCGTCGGAAGCAAGGTTATCGCCGTCGAACATGCTGGCGCCGTCGCCCGAAACCGAGAAAGCTCTGACCTTTGTCCCGTGAAGCTCAAGGGGAAATTCTGGCGGTCGTGCTCCTGACACCGGGCTGTTGATTAGCTTGCAAGTCGGGCAAGCCTTTGCGACAACGGCAAAACCTTTCCGAATTGTTTCCACACTCTTGATGTCATGCTCTAGCCACGGGGAAACCCAGAACTGAACGGTGCTGTTCGCGGTTGCTACTTTGTTAATCTGCCTCGCCCCTTGCCGCATAACTTGCCAGTCATCTAACGGCGGGGTTCCTTTGGGGCATACTCCATTTCGAAAACAGGTGGCATCTCGAATATCAATCTGCACCACCCTCATGCCGCCTTTGTTGATTCGCTTCTGTACACAGGGCAAGGGGTCGCCGAACGTGTTGAGTAGTGTGCTCATGGCGGGGAGAGGTGGAGCATTGAGAAATGTTTTGCAGTACTTCGCAAGCGCGAGAACGTCGTAGCCTTGAATTGTAGAGCTTGGAAAACTTCCGGCTCGTTCGTTAGCTGGTTGGGTGAGTGTGAACACCCCGCAACCCGAAAGCAGCAAGAGCAACAACGCGCTAAATATTAACCTTGTAATCCGCATGAATTTCTCCTGTTCTAAGCATGTAACAAATTCTGTCGTCGCGCCCTTCGCCTTCCCGGTGGAGTGGGTCAACATCAGAAGCCCACTTGGTTAGCTTTAATAGTTCCGCTGCCTCGTCCCATTGACCGCGCCTGATTGCTGGAACGGTTTGGTGAAATGCCGAAAGTCGCGTCCTGCCAAGAGTGAATACCAGTGTCAGAATTGCAAGCTGTCGCCCGACCAACTGAGCTTCAAGCCACTCGCGGCCAAAAATCATACAGGCTTCTTTGTAGTGCTTTTCGATATCCTCTTGAAGCATCTGCATCACGATGGGGAAGGAAAGTTTCAAGTCAGTTAGGTTATCACCAATCAGCCTGCCAACCCCGATAGTCCAAAGCCGTTTCGAATCTCGATACGGGACAAACTTTATATCCTCGTCAGCAATCAGCATTGACTTGGCTGCATCGAAAACCGCTTGTGGCAAGGTGATTGTCATGCAAGTCATCTCACGGAGTTTTTTTTTCTGGCTGTTGAGTGATGCTGATGCCGTTCGTGCCGATATGCACATCCTTAGTTGACTCGCGAAGGAATACCAGCATTAAGACCACCCCTAAGAAAACAACCACCAGCGCACAAGTAAGAAGCGCCCGCTCGATTAGTCGGCTCCCACTCTTTCCGGCTGCGCCCGCTTGTGCAATTAAAGTTGAGAGTTGATTGCTGTTCCCTCGCTCGATTGAAGCGATTGAATTAGCTATCAAAGGCAGTTGTGCAAGGTGCGTCATATTAGGCGCAATCGACGCAAGGCTCATGTGGACTGCATCAATTTTACTCATGGCAATCTTGGCCTCGCTGCGGTGAACTTTCCAGTCATCCGTGAACTCAGAGAAATCTTCGTGATGTGCTGCAATCATTTTTTTTAATTCCTCATCAGCCATTATTGCCCCGCGAGATTAAATTTCGATTCACCTCGACCAATAGTATCCCGCACAGCCTGTGGCAGGATTCTGCTGAATGCGATAATCGGGCCGAGTTGGCCGTTGACGCTGGTCGATCCGGTTGCGTTGCTAGAGCCGTAAAATAAGGCTGTGTTGATATTTGAGGTATCTCCACTAGCATTAGAACCCGCCGCCCCTCTGTTGACTGCGCCATAGAGAGTGCCGCTCTCATGTCTGCCATAAAAAACGAATGGAGCGCCGACCGTAAACGCTGCCCCCGCGCTATCCGTTGTTCCGTCGTAGTTAAATGAGTAAATAGATCCTGATGATGTTTGGATATAAAAATAACCACTAGCAGACCGCATGACCGTCTGACTTCCCGAATTTGTATCCAATGCGGCAACTTGAAAATATTCCTTTGTACTGGCTGTAAAAAGCGCACTTGCTAGTGAGGCACTTGATAAAGCCTTCGTACTCCCATCAAACGTCAGCATCCTTCTGCCAGTCAGCGAGCCATAGACAGGCGCGGTAGTGGTTGCGATGTAGGTCGACTGCATGGAGGAGCGTTGGATTTGGGCCGAGTGAATCTTAACTGTCTCGGTTCCGGCTGCGAGATACGATTCGCACCCCGTCAAGCTGGCTGTGGAGTTGATGCAGATATATGGAATGACACCAGTAGCGACGTCAGCTTGAGTAAAGACGAATTCTAATATGCACCGCCCCGCGCTTGGTGTTAATGAGTAAGAGCTAACACTAGCTGTTTTGTTTTGGTACGCGCAGGTTTGAGCATTAAATGAAACCCCGTCCCAATTGCCAGTGCTTTCAAAAACTCCAATATTAGCCGCGTTTGTGTATTCAAATTCGACTCGGATGCGCCAAGAGAATCCACTCGCAGAGAACGGCCGATTGCCAGTATCGTTATACCTTGCATGATATGTGGTCGTGGCCGTAGAGGTTAACGTGTTGCCGCTAAAAGTTGACCCACTTCCCGTATATGTCGCAGCACTCAAATCGCCAGAATCTTTAAGTAAATTCTCCACCCTATCCGGCCTGCTGAGAATCGGCTTGTTCGCGTCAGTCGATTGCGTGAACGTAATAGCCCCGACGCGCGAAGCAATTACTGAAACGCGATTGCTTGAATCATACGTGACATATTGAAGGTTGTTCGGATCGTGGAATAGCGTAGGGCCGTGAGCGATAATGTAAGTATCCAGCCGCGACTGGCTGCACATTGGGCCGCAAGTAGCGACTCGCCGCTGCGCCGGTCCCATGCCAGTCAGTGAGGAGATAAGAAGAACGAGAGCCAGGATTCGTTTCATTTCTTAGTCTTGGTAGACGGTTGTTGTTAAGTTCAAATCACCAGTGGCCGCATAAGTAACCGCCTCGCCAGCAACGAGAGCAACAAAGAGCGACGTCCCGGTTGTTAGCTTGACCGCACAGCCAGCGTTCGAAGCCATCGACATTGATTTGGTTCCTTGCGTTTGGTGTTCTGTGATTCGCACTGTGCAGATCCATTTCGGCAAATCCGCGTCAGCAACAACGAGAGCCGCATTGTCAGTGAAGGTGGTTCCTGTCGGATTGGCTTTAAAAATATAGGCAAGAACGTTCTTCGCTTTCCCGCCCTTATCGGACAAGCTCATGTTCTGAATCGTTAGTCCACCAGCAGAAACACGAGCAGCGTTCGCGAGAGTTTGAAGCCCGCCAATATTGTAACCCGCCGTATAAGCGCCCGCGGTTACAGCGAGAGCAGAACTAATATCAAAAGTTGAAGTGACCGGTAGCGCGGTAAGAACTCCCGCGTCGTTCGTTGAGCCGTCAGCACCCCAAGTCATCTTCACGCGAGGATATTCAACGGACGAAATAGTATCAGTCCCAGTTACGAAGGTTTGCCCCGCGCCGTTCGTTGCCGGTTGATTGTCTGCTGTCGCTAGTTGAGCGAAAAGAAAAATGACGCCGACTAGCCCGATTAGTAAATTTTTCGTTTTCATATTCAGTTCCTTTAAAATTAAAGTAGTTCGCACGTGTAGCAGTTCGGCCGAACCTTCAAGTTCGCATCCGAAGTTCCCCATTGGATTGTCATTAGTAAATTCTTGGCGACAGTTGAATCGACAGCAGCGTTTCCACGAAGCGCCCGCATCACTCTCGTCCCGATAATTGTGTCGTCAAATAGCAGTGTGGCGCTGCAAAGTTGTTTGTTGGTGGCTCCGTCATTCTGGATAACAAGCTCAGCCCAAAATGGTTGCCGAGAGGCGGAAACTGGTATCTGTGTAAAGGCTTGCGAGTCGATTGCGCCAGAGCCACCGAACTCCATTCCGATTGTTAAGCTCCGCACCACACCGGAGTTGTTTAGCAGGTCGCCCATGATTTTCAATCTGGCTGCGCGATAGGTGCCGAGAGCACCGCCGGGAATTGAGCAACTGACTGCCGTTGTTTTTGCGGTCGAGCTTGCGCCGTAATCGGTAGTTAAACCACCAACTCTGTCAAGGACTGCCGGGTTTGCTGGATTCAGTAGAATCGCATCAGTGCCATCAAACTCAAATTCAGGGCGGTTTGAATTGATTATATCATCAGCAACGAGAGCGGTCTTTGTCGTGCCGCATCTTTTTTTAATTGAGATAGAACCGAGAGAAGTGGTTCCGCTCGTCACAGTCATTGTTGCTGCGGTTGTGTTGGATTGATGAGCAACTGAGCGCCACCGCATGCCAGTGGTGAGCGTTAGCCCCGGTGCGAGAGTAACGTTGAAAATATTAGCAGCACCGGAAGTTGCCGTGTCGAATTCCAACGGATACCAAGTCGTGTCGGTTAATCGGTAACGCTCCATCAACCCCGTTGTTGGATTTCTCCGCCAAGTTGCGTCGGGAATATTTGAAGCCGAGGCAAAATCATCCTTAATAGCGGCGCTGATGTTGTCGCGAAGTGCAGCGAATTGCAGGGTGTTGAGCGTGGCGTTGGTTGGTGAGTTAAAGTCTGCTGTCATATCGGCCCTAGTGTAGCTGTAAAATTACCCCGTGACGATACCCCTTGCTTGCCAGTAGGCGGTTGAGCTAAGCCGGACGTTCGGGCTTCCGTTGTCCCAGGCTAGAGCTTTAAACCCTACAGGATTGGCTCCGCCCGTGAAAACTACCGCGCTTTTCACAACCGCAGTATTGTCGAGAGTCAAAGTTATTGAACTGACAGAATAAAATGCCAGGTTGAAATTGATTTGAGTTCCACCACTATCACCGGCCACGAGTGAAGCGGTTCCGCTATCGGTTCTAACCTTCACATCAATCTTTCTCCGAATGCTGGACAGCTTAAAGGCCGAGGCCGTGGTCAGATCCGAGATTGTGAATGTGGTCCGAAGATATTGAAGCGATGAAATGAACGCCTGAGACTGGTTTGGATATGCTGTGTAAGTGACCCCGTCAACGCTAGTCTCTAGCTGGCAAGTCACGGTCGCGGTGCCTTGCAAGATTTCCTCGACCCAAGAAACGTTCACAATCACGTTAGAGAAAACTGCCCCGAAGTTTTCTGTCAGCACAACGGAGCTTCCTGCTGTCGGCCCTGGCATGAATGGATAAGGATACCCGGCGTCGATTTGACTTTGCAAAGTTGTGAAAGCCGAAGCGTCTGCGTGTTGTTGAAAAGTTTCGGTGACGGTTGCCGGGCCGATGATGGTTCCGTAAGTGATGCCGGTATCAATCCGCCCGCATGGTTCGAGATAAAGCGCGTGAAGAACTTGTGCGATTGCATCGGTCCTGTAATCGAGAGCGCCTGAGTTGTGGCTAACGATTGCGGCGATATCCCCTTGAACATATCCGCTCGGCCCAACGTGAAAACCTAGATTGATTACAGCAGCGAGGCTCGTCGTGCTGCCGCTTGCTGTCGAAACTTCGGTTCCGAAACCCGAGCCTGTGTCAAGAGCCGCATACAAAGTCCCGGCGTCTTGCCGGACGCGAAGAATGAAAGCCTGCCCGGCTGTTGGAGGTGAGAGTGTTGGCGTGTCTGCCGAGCCGTCATCGTTTCGAATTGAAAGATGAGTACCGTTAAACAAAACCCGAAGGTTCCCTCCGTTATCTTCTAAGATAGTTTGCGAAGTTGCAACGTTGTCAAGTCGGCCCGCTATGTAAAAGAGTTTCGCGGAAGTTGAAACCATTGACGACATATTCGACGCAGACGCCATGCTTTGTGCGCCAAGGAATCGAAGTGCTTGCCGTCCATTGATGCCTCGGAATCGTGGAAGCGTTGTTGTAGGGAGATAAACATTCAGTGCGGCCGAGTTCGCTACTTGAACACCGAAACAATAAACACCGCTTGCGCCGTCGCCAGTGTAGTTCTGGCTTGAACTGCCAGCCGTAACCATGTGAATAGTTGGATAACAAGCACCAGTGGTAGTCGGCGTGACCGTGACCGAGCAGCGATACCAGCCAGAGCCAATTGATTCAATTCCTGATGTGGCCCCAGAGTCTGTTGAAGTAATGGTCCCACTATTCAAATTGAAGTAAGCTGATTTATCTATGCTGCCTGAGTCCTGAATTCTAAGGCAGATATCTCGCTCCTTTCTTTTTGCGTAAACAGACAACCGCAAAGGAACGCCCGCTATACAAGCGAATGTCGATGTGTTCCAGACTCCCAAATAGTGAGAGGTGGTGACGCCAGTATTCTCAACTAAAGTGTCAGCAGTGGTAGCTCCATCAACTGGATTGGCAACCGAGTTTGCTGTCACAGTCAATCTCGTTTTTGTGTGAACCGCGTTATCTAGTTCCTCCGAGTATTGAATTTGGTTCTCTCGGTTCTCTCTCTCCGTAACGTAAGGACGAGCCGAAGCCGTTGCTTGAGTGAATGCTGAAATTACCGAGCGTTGATCCGCCCATGAGCTAACGCGGCCCGATGTTAGCGTGATTCCAGATTCTGCGTCGAACCAAGAAGTCGTATCAATCACATCTGAAACGGGGAGTGCGTTAAATAAAGTTCCGCCGCTCGTTCCTACAATGCAATTCGTGGCGACTCCGAGTTCTGCCTCAAAGACCGCATCCTCTTGGCTTGCGTAGTCGGGGGGGTCGAACACTTTGACGGAAAGGGAATTGGTCGCGCCGAAGTTCCCACCACCATCCACGGCGCGAATCCAATAAGTGAAAGTCCCTGCGACGGGTTCTAGGTAGTTGAAAACAGTTTGGTCATTCACCCCGATACGAATCGCCGATGCGAACGTCGCGCCTTTGTAAATCTCATATCGAGCAATCGGCTGGACGATAGTTGCTGGCGCGTCCCAGTCTAGCATTAGGTGGTTGTCCGTGACTTGAGAAGTTAGCCGCTGAACCGCCGACGGAGCAGTAATTACCACAGAGACTGTTGCCGCGGCTGCAGAATAGTTCAGAGAAGTGTCGCGCGCCTTTATCCAATATGAATATGTTCCGGTCGCAAGAAATGGGGAGAGGTAGTAAGTCGCTTTCGTTTTGTGGAGTAACGTTCCAGCAGCCCACGAAGCGCCGACTCGAATCTCGTATTCCTTTAAATCCAGATCCGAAATATTCGCCCAAGCAAAGCGAAGTCCAGATTCTTCGATAGTGTAAGTAAGCGCGGCCACGTTTGAAGGTGCTGCTGTTTTGCCGACTACCGTGTGGCCCGTTACAGTGTTGTAGCTTGAAATAGTTCCAACCATAGATTTCGCGCGAATGCGAACGTCGTAAGATTGTCCGTCCTGAACTTCGAGGATATAGAATTGAGTCTCTCCGCCGCCAATCACAACGGTCGGATTCCATGTCCCGCTTGAACTTAGCTTGTGCTGAATTTCTATCTGCCCGCCGCTAGTAACGAAAGCATCTGTCGGCGAAGTCCACGACGCTTTAATTCGTGAAAAGATTACGCCGTCAAGTCGCTGATATAGATTTGCCGTACCGCTGGCAAGCGTCAGTCCTGTTGGTGCCGCTACTACCAAAGCATTCGGGAGCGTTGAGTTCGGCGCGATATCATGCGTGTTTTCTTCCGCGCTCCAAGTAAAGACGCCCGATGCCGTTTCTCTGAGAGTGGCAACACAGATGAAAACTTGGTCGTTCGCATCATTCTCGTCAATCACGAGCGAGATATCTTGAACTTCAAAAGTCTTAGAGGACCACCCGAAGCGGTCGAAAGTGAAATAAATATTGTCGCCCGCCTCTGCCCCGTAGAGCCTGAGCTTGAACTTGCCCTGAACTATGATTGCTTGCCGAATCTTTTCTAGTTCGATTTTTGCTAGTCGCTGCGCCGTTGCCGATGTCGTGGTGTAGGGCAGTGAAATATCCTCGGCAATCACTTCCCCGTTATCAAGCGCAATATAAGTCGAATTATCAACCAGCGGGAAATCCGTGTTCTCATAATTGTTTTCCGCAGAAATAAAAGTGCCGCGAATTGTGTTGAAACTATCGCGCCGAGAGGTGAGCGTTGAAACTCTTAATTCAGAAATGCAATCATCCTCGTCGATTGTGAGAACCGGAGTGCGCCACTTGCCTGGCCAGAATCGCCAAGTGCCGGAACTGAAAGTGACCGCCCCTCCCATAGCGCTGCACATTCTGCGGAGCGTATCCCCGTGAGACATGCCGGTATCGCTAAAGCCATTTAGTGAATATCGCTTTTCTGTGCCTCCACCTGAAAGTGAAACTGAGTCGTCGCACACCTCAGCGGCGTACCAAAGACTCGCGATATCACTAGAGCTTGAACCCATGTAGAGTTCCGAGCTTGGGATTTTCATCCCGTACACAGTGTCCATCATGTAGTCGGCAATGCAGAGTGCAGCGTTGCTTGAGTAAGGTTGCCCGCGATACGTCGCCGTTCTTGGGTCATAAACTTTTTTCCCTTTAATCTGAAAAGTAATTTCAGGAATCGAGTTAGGGAATCGAGCCGCGTCCCAAGTTAGTTCAAGATAAACGCCCGCCCAATTTCGTTGTCTGTGGGCCGAGGTCCATTCGCCGCCCGAAGCAGTAACAAGATCCGCAATCGCGGTCTGTGTTGTGGTCCCGAGGTTGACGCGAGCTGATACCGCGCCCGCATAGAATCCAGTGGCAGCACCGTCAACCGTAGCGCCCGAGAAGGTGACTGCGGTGCCGTTAAAATACATCGTGGTGATTTCTTCAACTTCATGCCCGGCAACGGTGATGAGCAATTGCAGCTTGGAATTGTTGTCAGTCGATTTGATATAGGTGATAACGCCGCCGACGCGCATCGAGCCGTAAATGATTTGCCAGTTGGCGCTTGCTTCCCGAACTGACAAGTCCTTTTCAAATCCGTGGTGCTTCTTTCCCCTCTTGCGTAGTTCGGCGCGAGCAAACTTGACTGCCTTTCTAGTTGGCCGCAAATTGTTTCCGCGTAGAAAATCAACGACTCGCTCTTTGAGTTTTCCTAGTCGTATGACGCCACGGATATTCGGATACATTATTGGTTGGTCCTTTTCTGCTTCTTGGCTTTCTTCAATCCCGTTTTGGTTGTTCCCCAGAATCCGTCCCAGTCTTGAAGCCCTGCAATAAACTCGGCACCCAAATCGGCAGGATAAAAACTTTTTAGGCAATCATGCGTGTACCGAAGCTCCGATGATTTTTCAATATCAATCATTCTGCTTTCCGAGCCGAGAGTGATTAAACTCCCCTCCGCCGTTTCAGTAATTTCTGGCACGTCCATCATGCCCTGAAAAATGCAGTAAGGCGTGTTCGCTATGATGGCCCCCGCAGAATCAAGAAACGCAAGATACAATTTCACGCTCTTACCGGCGCGAGCTTCCGTGAGCAGCATAGAAAGTGAAGCGGCTGGAATGCCTGAAATGATTACGTCAACACCGTTAGCGCGAAGCTCGACTGATTCCTCAACGTCACTCATGCCGTGGAGGTATCCGTTGCCAACATAGGTATTTCCAAGCATCGTGATGTCACCAACTCCGGTCCACCAGCGAACTGTGGCAGAGGCGAAAACTCCTTCGTAGAAAAGACGAGGCCGGTTGCTCGAAGCATTCATGGCCGTGACAAAATTAGCGTGAAGATTGCGTGGCATCTTTTACCCCACCACTTGAACGCATGTAATCACCTGGTCGTAAACCCGAGTCTCGTCGCTTGCGTAGATCTGAGATTGGTTCTGGGAGAGAGCAAAAACACCAACACAGTTCGTGACAGTGATTGGCGCATTATCAGCCGGGGAAGTTAGCAGCCCAGGAAAAATGTCGAGAGTCGCGTTGCCGCTGCCGTCGCTGTCCACGTCATTCAAAACTTTATAAAGCTGTGACGCGCTACCGGTTCCAATTTGGATACAGTCGTCAGCCTTGAGAATATTTGTTTGCCCCGCTGTCCAACCATCAGTAACTAAAGATTGAGAGCCGACGACTTGAGAGGCTCCTTTCACAAGCGGCGTTCCTGTTGCTACTCCTTGCGGTGTAAGCGCTAACGGATCATAAAGTAGAAACGTTCCAAGCTGCCCGCTGAGTTTTAAAATAAAAGCATTCCACCCCGCCGCGTCCTCTCTCGTTTGTGGAGCAAGAACTATTTCAGCGCCTAACATTTTGCCAGCATGTTCTTGAGTTTGACGCGAGAAAGTAAACTGTGAAGCCACAACACCAATGGCGCTAGTGGCAAAGAACTGAATCCGCCTAATCTTATTATTCGGAAGCGAGAGAGGATAGGTGATTGACATAGCTAGTACCCTTGCCGTCTGTTGTTTTCATAGATACCACGAGTTGCTCGAAGCACAGCCCGGTCTTCATGCTCTTGCATGGCGCGTCGAACTTCTGCCTCAACACCAGGAGCAGCGCCACGGAAATCCTGATTGATGATAGTCGTTCCGCCACTACTGCCAGTTCCCTTTGCGACCACTCCGAGCCGACCGTTGATTCGTTTCAGTGGCATGATTGCTTCCGGCCCGGCTTCCCCTAGCATACCAGTGCGCCCGCCCGCCATTGGGAAAGTGTGTGGAGTTGAGAAGATTGCACCGCGAGCAAATTTAACTGTCTCGCCGCCGCCGTCAAAAATGTTTCCGTATTTGTTTTGAATGAACGAGCCGCCCTCGCCAACGATTGAAGTTTTGATTTCAATCTCAACTGTCGCCTTCGAACCGTCGAGCGCGTCTAGTTCTCCGCCAATCTTAGCAACTTCACTTCCGGCGCCCGTCATTTGATCTGCCAGGTCCGACCATGACAATCCATTGTCCTGCAACCATGCATCCATGTGAGCAGCAATTGCCATGAGCGTGTCGTCGCTTGCATTTTCAATTTGATCAAAACTATGTATCCCAGCTTTTTGCAGTCCTTGAAACATTCCTTCAATGAACGTGCTTGAGAATTGGCCACTTGCTTCCAAGCTCGCTCGCCATTGGTCGAAGCTCGTTATCCCTGCTTCCCCTGCTTCAATTGCCGAGTCCTTAATCGCCTTTAAAGTTTTTGAACCACGGTCGCCACTCTCTGCAAGGTTCTGCATAGCGCCAACGAAATCACCAACTGCTGTCAGTCCTGGTTTGAATGCTTCGGCTGAATCTCGAATCTCAGAAAAGGCTTCAAGCCAAGTTTTCTCGCCGTCGTTCGCGGCCTTCATGATGCTGCCCTTGAGTTCTTCAAAGGTGAGTCCGGTCTTGTCAACCAACTCTTTCAGCATGTCCATTGAGCCGCCAAAGGCATCGGACAACATGGCGGCGAACTCTCCTGTCGGTACGTCGAGTCCCATTTTGTCTGCAAGGCCAGTAGCGACACCAGAGAACGTGCTCGCCCCGCCTGGGCCGCTTGAGTTTGCTTGCGTTTGAAATGCGGTCGCCCAATCAGGAGTATTGAAATCGTTGAACAGGTGCGCGTCTAATCCTCTGCCAGCAACTTCGTTAATGACTTCCTCTAACGCATCAGCAGCCGCCATCCTCGCAAGTGTTTCAGGGTTTGTTGGTCCTCCGAAAAGCGCACCGCCTAAGAAGTCGCCGACAACGTGACCAATCGCTGAGCCAATTCCCGCACCAATCGGTCCACCAATTGAAGCACCAATAGCAGTTCCGCCGAGAGTTAAAATTGAGTCAGTGGTGTCCTCTGCTGAGTTGCCAAGATTCGTTATCGCGTCAACCCCGTTAGATACAGCAACGGCCATCCCGATAGAGCCAGCAGCTTGAGCGCCAACGGTTCCTTGTCCAAATATTGATGGGCTGAATGAGCCGTCTTGCATTAACGGTCCTTCAACCCCAGGAGCGCGAGCAGACAAGCCGCCTGAAATGCTGTCAAATAAACCACTGACGCTGAAACCGCCGCCAGAACCGCCGCCAGCAGAGATACCGCTAAAGACGTTCTGGATAATTCCGCCACCACCCGACGCACCGCCCGTAGCTCCACCAAAGATTGCCTGGAATATTCCCGCGCCGATTGATTGCGGAGAGCCTCCACCGCCGATGCTCCCAAAAAGAGCATTCGCCATTTCAGCAGCGAAGCCGACAGCAATTTGTTTCAGCGCATCTTTCAGCGAAAATGTTGTTCCCGTGATTGCGTTCTCAAAAAGACTCGCCCACGTATCAACAGATTCCTTGTGTGCTTTCTTCTGTTCCTCAAGCCAGCGTTCGTTGACTGGATCAATTGCGTTTTGAATCATCTGCTCGCGGTAAGCATCAGCCGCAGCCGGGTCTATTGTTCCCGCTGCTAAGCCTTCTTTCAACGCTGCTTCAACTGATTCAGCAGTGGCCTTTTCAAGCTCAGACTTCCAGTGTTCAAAACTTACTTGGTCAAGCGCTTTAATAGCGTCATCAATTCCGTCGGCAATAGATTTTTCGTTCGCGGTTTGTTGCAGCTTCTCCCAAGATTTCTTTAATGAATCAATTTCTTCTGCGGTATGCGAAGCGCTTTCTCCGGCCTTAACGATTGGCTTCACCAGCCCTTCGTTTATTTTGCTATTAGCGAGCGCATCAGCTTTTTGTTGGAACTTCGCGAGTTCAGCTTGCGTCTTTGTTAAGTCCTGAATTTCTTTCTCGGCTGCCGCCTTCGCTTGCTCGTAGTAAGCAACTAAGCCTTTCGAAATTAGTGAATTGCTGGCGAATACTCCCGTCGTTTCATCAGCAATTTTTGCGTTATATTCAGCGACGCTTTGCTGTAAAACTCCTAGTCGATTTCCAACTCGGTCTAGGTTCGCTTGGATGTCGTCGCCAAAAAGAGTATTAAAGGCAGTCGCAAACTCGCCCAGAGATTTAACCAAGGCGGGGAGAACAGTTTGTGCGAGCGATAGTAGTATTCTTGAAAACTCCGCCGCATTTTTTCCCAGATTGTCCCAATCGACTTTTCTTATTTCTGTTTCAAGGTTTCGATATCCTACTCGCAGACTCTCGCTGGCATTGATCTGCTTACCCATTTTGTCGTAAGCGTCGGCCCACGCGCTCGTGACCGCCTGTTGTGCGTTCGCGACTGAATCATTTATTGGGGCGAGTCGTTGTGTCGCTGCGCCGAGTTGCTTCATTCCTGCAATTTGCCGAGCTTCTTTCTTCTGCCGGTCGTCGAGACTAATCGCGGCAATATTATTTGCAGCGGCGTAATCTCTATATGCCTGATTGACGTCGATAATTATTCCGATGCTCGCAAGTTGTTTTTCTTTCCCTGAGGCAATCGCGTCCGTCACCATGTTGATTGCGGTAACGGTATCGACTCCGAGCGTGTCAGCTAATCGCCCGCCGAGTTCTGTAATTTGTGAAAAATGTTCGTTAAATTGTGGAATTTGCGCAATCAATCCCCGGTTGGCAATCTGCATCAGGTCAACGGAACTAACCATGCCGAGAAGTGACTTGCTTGCGTCATCGATTTGACTCGCAGAGCCGCCGAGCTTTTTGAATCCTTCCTCAATTGATCCAACTATCTCGCCACGAGCAGCGAGCTTTCCAATCTCGTCACCTAGCTTTTTAAACGAGAGAACTGCCGCGACTGTTGCGCCGACGCCAATCGCTTTGCCAAGCAGATTGCCCGCGGCCATGAATTTATTTTCAAACTTTCCGAGAGTTTTTGTAGCCCCGCCCAAGTCGCCAGCAAGGCGGTCGAAGGTTGCGCGAAGTTCTATGATTAATGAGTCGGCGACTGCGGCCATTTATTTTTTTCCTTTTCTTTCTTCCCTAGCCTTGCGACGTTCTTCTCTAATCTGCTCCACTTTTTGCCTCGGGATAATAACCGTATCGAAAAGCGCCTTCATGTCTGCCGCCGTCATCTGTTTTGGTTCTTCCGCGTCCTCTGGTGGCAAGAAGTCCTCGATCTTAGCCGCCGGGCCTTTGCGCCCAGGGGTACAATTGACGATGGTTGCGCTTATGATAGCAGCCGGGAGCATGGTTGAGCGAGTACGCTTTTGATGCTGTTCGAGTAGGGCAAAGTATTGATGAGGGCTAAGTCGCCAGAATGCTTCGCTGGTTATCCGCAATTCGATAATTGCGAACGCCCAAACTTCCAACCAATCCCAGGTGGATTTGCTTGGGTCGGGTATTAACTTGTCGGGGTCTCCGCGCTTGGCTCTTTTTTTTTGTTAGCATCGAGCGCGAGCAGCTTCATGGCGCGTTCTTGAGCGAATACCAACACGGGCAAAATCTTGTCGGGCATTTCCCCGCAAAGTTCCCCGGCAAACTTGAGCGTCATCTTTGGATCGTCATCTTGAAGTGCGCAGAAAAGCATGGCGCGAATGAATTTTGCATTCGGTCTAGCAAAAACAGAGGCGTCGTAAATAACGTTCACGCCAATCAGTTCTTCTAGCTTGCAAATGCAATTGAAGTCGAACCGCGCCGTCCGTGGCTTGTCCAGTTCGCACTTCAATTCAGGTCGGGCAACGTCTGCGTTCGACATAAATTATTCCTAGGCGCTAGTATCTACAGGGCCAGTGATTTTGACTGATACGGAGCCGCTGATTTTGTCATCCACAACGGCAGATATATCTGGACCGCTGACAACAAAGCCAGCAAACCCATAGACCTGAGCGTTCGGCCAAGTGATTGTGAAGTTAACCGGGTCGTCGTTGTCGCGGGCTGCGTCAATCAGTACTAAGCTCGCGTTGCCTGGAATGCAGTTAAATTCAAAGTCGCAAGTCCCTGAATCACGAAGCGAAGAAATGAATTCGCGATACCCGTCAGTCGAGAGCATGTGCGTGACATCAATCGTTTCACGATTACGGCCTGAAAGTTTAACCGAAGTGATTTCACCGATAAGAGTGAAAGCTTCCGTTCCGGCTGTCCCGCCCGAAGTTGCCGTGACAGTGCGCGCGGTGATAGTGCCCGTTCCGTCGCCAGGAGTTGCGCCGTAATCTGCATCGAAATAAGTATCGAACGTCGAGTTCGTATAGAGATATGCGACAACCATTGCAACGGTCGCAGTAGTTGGAGCCGTTATTGAAACCTCGGTCGCTGTGATTGAAGTTGTGACAAAAGAAGAACCAGAAACAACGACGGTCACGTTACTCCCGTTCCCGGCAGTCCCGGCATCCTTTGCCTTGATTCTGATTTTTGCGGTGCTTGTTCCCCATTCGACTTGGGCTTTAGCCCCTGCACCCACGCCGCCGTCGCCGATTTTCAGTTGAGTGTTAAAACCCGCAATCGCTGTTGAAGTTGTCATTTTTTGGTGCCTTTAAAGTCGAAAATCTTTTCATCCGAAAGAGTATCACAAAACGCCTACCCCGCAAGAGGCTAACTGTTTATGACTAAGCCGAGTTTATCGTGAATCGCCTTTGTGATTGCTGTGAGTATCCCCGGCCTCATGGCTGCGAACGTTGGTTGCATAAAAGATTGAGCAGGCATGTTCACAGTGCCTTGCTCGACCATCCGACCGTAAAAAGCGTCCCATTCTCCGGTATTTGGAGCAGGGGCGGGTACTTTGCCGGTGCCGACCGAGAAACCAATCGTTCCCTCCTGCCGTTTTGCCATCTTCATCTGCATGCTGTCTTTCAAGTGGCCGGTATCTTTGGGCGTTGCCGCTATAACCGCTGTGAGTAGCTCCTTTGCTTGACTGCCGAGAGAGCCTAAAAGAATTCTTTTTTCAATCTTGGGCGCCAGCGCCTTGAGCTTGGCGCGAATCTTGTCTGCGTTTAAAATCCTTGTTCCTGATGTTGGTCCTAATCCTCTTGCCATAACTAAACCGCCTCCGTGGTCCAAACCGAATACTGCTGAATGATGCTTTTCACGTCAATCTGTGGCTCGTATGCTTCAAATTCGCTTTCAAGCAGAACGGCCTGGAACGTTACTGAGTTCAAGTCTCCGATGAAGTCATCAAAGCTAAGCCTCAAGGCGTCACCAATGCTGAGAGCCTCCTTCATCGTCTTAGAAAAAATGCTCGCTTGGACTCTCAGCTTTACAAGCCCGGAAGCGCCGTTCATAGCGTGGTGCCGAGTGGAGGCGATTCGATAAAACACAATAAAGGGCATGACTGGCTGCTCAGGGGCGCGAGATAGATAGATCCGAGTTGATACCAGTGCAGCAACGGCGCTGTCTGCCAAAGCTCGATTGATGAGTGCTGCTTCTGCTGAAATTGTCATGACGCCCACGCTCCTGAGTCAACGGCTTCTGCAGTTACATCAAGAAATTCACGCCGCCGAATCTCTACGATTCCGACTATGCGGTAATATTTAGAATCAAAACTTAGTCGCATCGTTTCAACAACTCCCGTTCGGTAGCGAATGCGAAAAACCGACATTCGTTCTGGCCGTAACCCACCGGCGGAGAATTGTTCAACTTGTTTTAGTGGCATGACGGAAGCCCAGGCGGTGAAGGATGTGGACCAGCCTTGAACTGGTTCGTTAAAATCGTTCTTCGTTTCCGTAAGAGTTTGAAACGCGACACGCCTATCGAGTAGCCCAATGCTAGTCATGGCGTTTAGAACTCCTTGAGTCTATAAGGGGCGAGAAGCATGGTGGCGGTCATTGGAATTTCAGTTACGATATTGCCAATATTGACTGTCTCGCGGTGGTTGTACCAGTGAGCAATCATTTCGAGCATGGCGGTTTTGATTGGTGCTGGAACTGTTGAAGCTGCTCCGTAACCGGCAACGAAAGTGACTTCAATCGCTTTTGGTCTGCCAAGATCCAATGTAGGCCAAACTTCGCCCGGTCGGAGAACGACTAAAGCTGGCTCGGATGCAAAGTCTGTGAAGTATTTCGATGAGTCGAGGGTCGTAAGCGTACCATCGACATCGTAATATTTAACATGAGTGACGCTGCTCGCCTTTCCTTGGCAAAGTTGAAGCGCGGCACCGGAAGGCCAATCATCAAGAACAAGTTTCAGCGTGGTGTTGACTAGAGTTCGGTAGCAAATTTCTTCAACGTATTCCCGCGCCGATTGGATGAGAATAGTCACCAGCGCGTCGTCATCAGATACTTCAATTTTCGCCCAAAGTTTTGCCTCGACTGCCGTGAGTGGCTCCGTGGCGGGCGCGGTGACTACGGTATAGGTTCGGTAAGTCATTTTGAGAATGCGCGAGAGGCTGAAAAGCTCAACCCCTCGCGCGCCTAACTTAAAAACAATTAAGCAATCGCAGTCGGAAGAACGGCTCCGGCATATCGAGCGCCGAACAGAACAATATCAACAACACCGTTGACGGGGTCGTTTGCTGCTTCTGTGCATACCATCTTCACGAAAGGATAACCGGCTGGAAGATCCTCCGCCTTGACTTCAATCAGATAAATTCTGTCAGTCGCGGGCGTAGTGTCAAATCCAGCAGCAGTCGCATCAGTGATTGCTCCATGCAAGTCGCCGAGAGCACCGGCACCAGCAGCGCCAACCGAATAACGGAAAGCGATTGCCGATGTAGCCGAAGCTGAGACATCAGAGCAAGCCAATACCGTCAAAGTTGCTTTCCCGGTTGTTCCACCTTCTTGGTGGACCATGAAAATCAACTTGTCGTAGTCGGCCATCGAAACGATGTCTGTTGACGGGTTGGTGTTCCAACGGTCAGCAGCGGGAGCAAGTCCTTTTACGAATTTGCAGGTTTGAATAAGTGAGTCCATTTTTTCTTCTCCAAAATTTCAAAAGTTTTCTTCTTAAAAGTGAGAGCCGTATCGCTACGGCCCCCACTATTTTAATCACTACGGACGAGTTGCCAGAGTGACGAACGGCGAAACAGTGTTGCTTCCCTTGTAAGGAGTCAACGTGGTGTTCCAGATTGGTTGTCCGTCCACGCGATACGTGAAGCGGAAAACTTGTTCGTCGTACAAGAACCGAACGTGAACCGACGAGGCTGCTTCTGGCGAACCTTTGTCAATCATCACGTACTCGTTCAAGTCAACTAGCTTAATGTCGCCCTTAGTTCCCATTGTCTCGCAGTGTTCTACCGGGATTACTGGTCGGCCGAACAATTGATCCAAAGGCTGATTCGCGAACGAACCGGCAGGGAAGTAGCAACCCAAGTCGCCAAGCGTTAGCAGGTGTAACTGTGGTTCGACATCTTGGTTGATGAGCCAAACTGCGTTCGACCGTGAGCGAACCCACAGGCGCGAGCGCATATTGACAATGTTTTCCTTGATGACACCGGCTCCTGATTGGCTCGATTCTTTTGCAACCGAAACCTCACAAGGATGGCCGTGAAATCCTCGTGGTTGGCCTACGCCAGTTCCGCGGAAAATCACATCGTCCAGCACGAAAGAGAATTCTTCAATGAATCCTTCTTCGATTACGGATTGAAGCAACGGAGCATCTGCCAGCATTTCGTCAGTCGCGTAGCACAAGCCCATGAGCTTATGAACTTGCAACGAGATTTGTCGCAGTTTTGGTTTGCTCGGCGTAACGGTTCCACCTTCGCCGACCCAGTAGGTAGTGATTCCGCCTAAGCGAGAGCCAGTTGCACGGCTGGTTTCGTCGATTGCGTTGATCTTGGTTCCAGTTTTGTCAGCACCAAGAGGAATGCGTCGAACGCGCGAAGCAAGAATTCCTCGCTCGTAAGTTCGCTTCAAAAGTCCTGCGGTGAAGTCTGTTTGAACCAAGAACCCGCCATCTGACGGATTGGTTTCACCCATTCCAGTAATGGAACGAACGTCAATGAGGCGCTTGTCCACTGGCATTCCAGGTGTTGCTGCTGCCGCTACTGCGCGAAGCTGCTCACCGAAAGTTTTCCAAGGACCTTTGCTCTTTTGTTCGCCCGAAGTAGCCGCGCCGCCGCGAGTTTCCTTCTCGACTTCACCGGCTGGTTCGACTTCTACGTCAGAAGCAAGTTGGCGGGATTCTTCTTCCATGCCATCCAGCTTTTCTTGACGCTCGATTCGAGCCTTAATTCCGTTGAATTCAGCTTCCATCCCTTCGAAATCTTTGTTTTCGTCGGTGTTGAAGTCTCTTTTTTCAGCATCTGCCTTGTCAGTCAGAGCTTGCATTTTGTTGTAAAGCACACCGCGTTGCTCGCGAAGGGCTTTAAGTTTTGCGCTTGCCATGTTGAATCATCCAAAAAAATATAGGTTTATGAGCAGAATTCGACAGAATTCAAGCCGAAGCGTTCAGACCGTCGATAGACGGGGCGCAAGTGGCGGCAACTCAAAGGGTACTCGCGACGAAGTTTGCTCGCAAGTGGTTTAATTTTTGTTGACCCGGAGCATTCTCTTTGCTGACTCGGTTGCCAGGTGCAGCGCGAGTCTTTCCTCGCCATCTTTTGCCGCATCTTCTAGTCCTCGAACCGAAGCCGATGTGTCTTTATAAGCGGGCCAAGCTACTAAGGAAACTTCAAAAAGTTCAGCCTCTAAAATCTCGCGGTAGTTTTTCCCGCCTTTCATGCTCCATCGGTCAGTAACAACTCGAAAACCGATGCTCATTCCATCGACCACGCCTGACTTTACCCACTCAAGAGCCTTCTCGCCGTCAGTAGTGCTGATTGGAGTAAGCGACATCCGAACGCCTTTGTCATCTTCCGTCAGAGTTAAATTCCCCGCCTTAGTGCGCCCGACAATCGCTTCTGGGTTGTGGCCAAGTAGCGCCCGCACGTCGGGAAGCTGCTTGAGGCTCTTAGTGAACGCACCTTGACGAATTACTTCTGTGAAATAGCCCAGATTTTCGCTGTCCTTGTCATACACAGCCGCGTATCCAGTGATTTGCTTCGGCTCGCCTTCGGCTCTTTGCTCGACTTGTAAGCCATGAAGGACTCGAAATTCAGTTTTATCGTTTTTCATTTTACTACTCCAAAGAAATTAGTTCTTGAATTGATGCTGTTCTCTGCCCCGGCAGCGCGGCGTTATCAGAGAAAACCAGCCTTAATTGCGTTAATCTTTCAACCACACAGCGATTGAGCGCCTCTGTGTGGTTGAACTTTATGCCGAGATGGTCCGACAGGAAAGCTACTTGCTCAAATAAAGCTCTGAGGTTGTTTCTCAAGAAGCTGTCGTGCGCCGAAATAAACTCACTGAACGCCGCAGCCGGGTCAGGCTTTGAGCGAATGCTTTCAATTGCCTTTCCTTCTTTCGTGGAGATGTGAACAACTCTGTCAGCGAAAAGATTCTCAAACGCCTTTGAGATTACTTGTCGGACTTGTTCTTTGGTATCATCTGCAGGTGCTTTTGCGGGGTCGGCTTTATCTCCGCCGACCGGCGACGACGGCCCTTGGTCTTTTGCGTGTTCGAGGTTCATCATATTTGAAGGCACGATATAGATTTTACCCTGTTCACTGCCTAATGGCGCAAGATTTTCCTTCGCTCGCCACTCGTCGGCGTTGATTACGCCATTGAGTCGCATTACCTGAAAGCCTTCTTGCCGAGTTTTAAAGTCGCCGCGGAGCAACCCTTCGAGCAAAAATTCCGCAAAGTATTTGTCTCGTTCTACTTCCTCAAAAAGCCTTAAGTGAATTGCTTGCTCAACTCGCTCGCACAGGGGAACGATTGTGTGCTTTCCGAACGCTAAATCCTGATGCTCAATGTTTGTGAAGGTGGCTCGCTCCAAGTCTTGAATCATGTGCGGAGGTACGCCGCAAAGGCCGCAAATTTCAACGCGAGAATATTTTCGGTTCTCGATATGTTGCGCGTCGAGATTTGACATGCTGATGGCGGTGAACTTCATTCCATCTTCAAGGATGGCAACCCGGTGAGCGTTCTCAACGCCTTGATGAAGATTAGCCCAGGACTCTTTCAGTTTGTTGTACGCTTTGTCGCCGAGCTTTTGAGGATGTTCAAGAGCGCCGGAAGGACTTGCGTTGTTCTCAAAGAAGCGAATCGAAAACTCTTCCAAGCAATGAGAAAATGGAATCACGTTCGCCGCGTAAGTAATAGGGCTGACGCCCTCCACTCCGTTTAGCGAAATGAATTTCACATGGAAAATTTCTTCGGCATCAAACACTCGCAAGGCGCCTGATGATGTTCTGAACGTGTAGACGGTTGCTCCGTTGTCTCGCAGCATTGGTTTCATGCGAGCAGGGTCTAGCGGCATCAGAAAACTCAGTGAGCCGCCTTTGTTTCTAACCTTTTGCGCGTAGAAATTTCCTCGCATAAACAAGTGAAACATCAGCATTTCGCGAAACTCAAAACTGGTAAGCCACGGGGCCGGGCTGTCGTGTAGCATTCTATAGAGTGGATGATCTGTCGCCTTGGTCCGAACTGCTGAGTCGGCGCTTTTTTCGTACACGTTAAGAGGGAGCGCGGCAAAGGTTTTTGCTAAAACCTGAACGCAACTAACGAAGGTTGAGCAAGCGAGCATCGACTCCGGTGTGGTGGTTCTGCTCCTGCCGAGAAGATTTAAAATTGGAGAGTACCACCTGTCGTCGGCTGGATTTGGGGTCGCGGGAGTGTCGCGTCGTAGGAATTTAGGCAGTAATCTCATCGGATGCCCTGTGCATACTTTTGAAAGTTGTGGCAAGTGGGATTGTAAAGGCTAAGCCGCGGTTCGTCTATACACTCCTTATGCCCCGAGTTTCGTACGCGCCCTCTTTTTGGAGTAGCGCGCGACCGAGCGCGTTGATATAAGCGGCCACGCCGTCAATCTTTTCCCTGGATTTCTTCTTGCAAGGGCGCAGATTTCCATTCGAATCCTGCCTGACAGCCAGGTTTTTCACCATCCAACGGAACACCGGGTCGCCGTTCTGCTCAAGTTCGCGGGATAGGACCAGCCCTTCGAACTCTTTCGTCGGCGCATTTAGTGACTGAATGCTTTGAACCCAGAACTCAACATCAAGCCCCGCGTCCTGCATGAGGGTAACTAAGTGCGTGGCGTTCCACTTGTCGCCGCTGTGTTTGAGGATTTCAAATTTATTGTTTAGCTCAAGCATTTTGTTGAGAACAGTTCCATAGTTCACGCGAGCGCCAGGTGTCTTGAGAATGAATCCCGCCTTCTCCCATTGAGCGTATGGAATTCTTTTTTCCTTTCGTCGCTCGATGGCATCTTCCGGCACAAAGAAATAGTTTAGCTGTCGCCACTTGGGTTGATTCTCCTGAGGTGGAAACAGAAGCACAAGCGCCGTAATGTCCTGCGTACTCGACAAGTCGAAGCCGAGATAACATTTTCGTGCGAGCATTTCTTCTTCTGTGTAAGGCACTTTGCATTCGTCCCATCTTTCAATCGGAAGCCAGCGAGAGTCTTGTTCAGTCCAAAGGTTTAAGTGAAGTCGCTTGAAAGTATTTTCTAGGGCAGGATTCTTTTTTGCTTTCTCGCATTCGGAGCGCAGCCAATCAATACGAACTGAAACGCCTAAGTTCGGGTTCGCTTTGGCCCAAACTTTCTCGTCCATCCAGTCATCTTCCGGCCCTGCTGCAAAAATTACTCCGAGATGTGATGGATCTTCAACTCGCCCCGCGTTCACTTCCTCAGTCCACTCGTGCATTTCGTAGCAGAGAGAGTTTCTGTCAAAGCCCGCGGTGGTTAGATAAATCTCTACGGGTTGAGTTCTGGTTCCCATTGAAGTTCGGAGAGCGTCGTAAACTTCACGCGAGTCCCACTCATGCACCTCGTCACCGACTAGAGCAGAAAGATTCTTTCCGTGTTTTCCTTTCTTGGCTCCACTCAGCAAATTAAATCTGCTCGCCGTCTTGTGAACCGCCATGCTCTTTCGGAATGTGCTGATGCGCCCCGATAGTTTTGGATTCGCTTCAACCATCCCGCTCGCAATGTCGAACACGGACTCTTTCGCCTGTTCCTCGTTCATGGCGTAACAAACCACCCGGGCGCCCTTCTCACGGTCGGCGTCAAGTAGGTAAAGAGAAAGCCCGGCAGCGAGAATCGACTTCCCGTTTTTCCTTGGGACTTCCAAATACAATGTTCGATATTTTCGATACCCGGTTACCCGATGCCGCCAGCCGAAGAACCGACGGAGTATCCTGCGCTGCCATCTTTCGAGTGTGAAAGGCTTCCCGGCAAGCTCACCAAGTTGGTGCGTCAGTTCCTTGTTAAAGAACCGCACCACGCGGGCAGCTTCGTCACGGTCGAAGAAATAATTTGCAAACTCTTTTCTACGCGCCGTAAGGGTCATCGTCTTCCCCTTGCGGTGGGGTGTCGCCCCGCACGAGGCCTATCATTCTCGCCCTGGCGGAAGGAGTCATGCCGAACTGAGCCTCTAGTCTGCTGAGTTGAAGCGCCAATTGGTTTCTCATGCTCACGTAGGGGTTAGGCATCATATACTTTACTTTACCGGCTTCGTCTTTGATTGATATTACAAACACTCCTTTAATCTTGTCATCCATTTCTCGGTACTCGCAAACGAATTTCACGTACCGATAAAAGGGTTCAAGGTCAATCGTGGTCAGTAAGCCGAGCGGGACAAGTTCTTTCGTGAGAGCGTCCCAAACTTTTCTCCCTTGCTCGGTCAGGTCTGCAGGTGGTTCGTAGCTTGCCAGAATTTTCGGTTTCGGCTCGTAGGGGTTCAGCGGTCGGCCGGACGGGTTGCCTTCAAGTTTTCTTAGCGCGGTTGGTTTTGGTGGAGGTCCTCGAAGTCCCATCTAAAAACGATACAGCATGTTGGGTCGAGCAGGGAAGTTGGAAAGATTTTTGCCTTTCTGTCCAGCTAGTTGTTGGGCTGTTCTGAAAAAAGAGACTTCAACCCCGACGAAAACAAAGATTTCGAAGGGATGGAAG